AACTTCGGCGAGAGTCAAATTATTGTCATCGTGGAATTTGATAATATTATTATTTAATTCCATGTATTGTGTTCCGTTTTCCTTTGTTGTTATCATAATTTTTCCTTATTGATAAATTATACCATTATTTGTTAATGTGTTAGCTGTTTGACTTAGTGTCCCAGTTGCTGCATGCGCATTTATTGTTGACCCTTGGTCGGTATATATACCAGAATTGCCAGCACCTGATGCATTGGCTGAATATGCATTTATTGTTGACCCTTGGTCGGCATATATACCGAAAGTGCCAGCACCCGATGCATTAGCTGAAGATGCATTTATTGTTGAACCCTGAGAGGCAACTATACCAGAAGTGCCAGCACCCGATGCATTGGCTGAATATGCGTTTATTGTTGAACCTTGAGTGGCATATATACCATTAGAACCAGCATCTTTTATGCCTTTATTCTCTAGTATCTCAGCCGAAGCACCAATAGCCATGACACCGTGTTTTCCCCCACCAACACCTGCAACATTAAAACTAAATAACTGATCTATCCTTGGAAGTGTCCCTCCTTTAGAGACACCAAATGCAGGGTAAGAAGAAAACCCATAATCCGTAGTTGTAAAATTTATAGTTAGGAATGTGTTATCAATTATAGTCTCAGCATCTTCGCCAGTAATTGTTATCCAACCTAAGTTCAGGCCTCTGACTAATACTTGTTCCTGCATTACAAATCCAGATAAGAGGTTTATCGTTGCTGTAATACCTGTGTTTTTATAAGCCGGATAGTATGTTTCTACTAAATATTCTAAGGCTTCATTTATTGTGCTATATTCGCCGCCTAAACCTACAGTTACAGTTATATTATTTTTTAATGGAAGAATCTTAGTTGTGTTTGTGTCAACATATTCTTTTGTAGCTGTCTGATAATCTGTGGTTGGTGTTGGTACAATAGGGCTTTCGGTAAATGTTTTTACACCATTTATTGTTTCATTACCTGTTTTTTTAACAAAATTATTTGAATAAATAATCCAGTTTACTGAATCCGTCTCCGGATCGTTGCCGATATTGCTGTCAGACAGGCTTATATATAGCTCTCCGTTCCTGTTAACAAAAGAGTCTGTATGATATTCTTGATTTGTATTCCATTCAGGAACACCGATTTGATGCAAATATGCAATTAGTTGTGAATTTGTGAAGTTTACAGCGTTAAAATCTTGTTTCGTTGGTGCTTCGTTAGCATCTACAATACCAAAACCCCTTCTATAAAAAGAATTTAGGTTTTGATCTAAACTATCTGATTGCGTTGTGTCTCCAAAAACTGTTCGTTCTGTTCCTATTGCCTCACTACCGAATGCAACAACGTTACCGTCATACCTATTTATTTTAGCCATAAATTACCTCTTTTTTATATAATAAATTTTTGAGCAAAGACTCCCCCCGGTTGATTTTCTAAATCAAATTTATCTGCAAAACCTAAACTATTAATATTGTCTGAAAAACCGAACGTTAACCCCGGTTCATATTGTACCACAATAGAGTATCTTACCCCTGCGGGCTTAGGTAATAACTGGTTTGAAATAATGTATCTTAATAAGGTTTCGTCAATTTTAGGACTTACATATAATGTAAGACTCATGTTTTTTTTATCTATCGCATAGGCTAAACCGTTAAAAAGCGTGTTTATCGTATCGTTTATTGATATTTTTCCATCACTTACCATCTGGTTTGATGTTATCAATAACGCTGCTTTTGCTTTTATTATCTGCCTATATAATACATCGTTAAGCTCATAATCAGTATAATCATTTTCAAATTTATCTTTGAAAGGGAAAACATTATAAACAATTTGAAATTTATCACCAAACCCGGTTGAATTTGGATTTTCAGCAAAACCAAAATATTTTTTAGGTATTAAGTTTTTTGTGTATCTTGAAACTCCTAAAATTTTTCCTAAAATATTAAGCTGGTCTCCCGTTGCTTGCTCCAAATCAAACTTATCTGAAAAAGAATTAAAAAAATTATAAATCTTTTCGTAACCGTAGCCCATTGCCTCTATTTCAGCCCGGGCCTTTGGTTTTTCCCAATACTGTTTTATTAATAAGTCTCTGTACTCTGTATTTATTGTCATTATGTAACCTCAGTTACAGTAATATTGTCTGTGCTAATACTTATTTTTTCGTTATAAAAGGACTCTAAAAGCCCATCTGTCCAGGTTGTACCATTTTTGCTTATTTCTAAATCTGTTACTATAAAATCGCCTCCGCCCTGATAAGCGTTTTTATATAGGCTTCCGGCTTGTAAATTATCATTTATATAAAATTTTCTTGCCGCAATATTATTTTTTATGCTTTCGATGTCTACGGGCACGCTTGAATCAGTTCTCGTTGCTGTAAGCCTTACATGAATAGGTAAGTCAACTGGCCTGTCAAATTGCATTTCGTGAACTATAAAAAACTCTGTGCCGTCAGGACGTGTAATAGTTTCTGTGTAAGTTCCTGAAATATCGCCCTTAATTCCTGTTCCTGCACTTTTATTTTTTGCTATCGCTTCAACTATATCCGCTACTGCCCCGCCTTCAACAACGCACCAGATTGAATTTTTGTCAAGCTCCAAATCAGTATCATAATCCGGCTCTGAGTTTTGATATACTTGTGCATCGGTTATATTTACAAGCTCAAAAAGAGCTTTATAAATCATGCCTTTTTCAGTTATTTCAGAAGAAATTAAAGATTTATTTCTTATTATCCTTACGTCTTCGTCTGTTTCTTCTTCAAGTCCGACTGTTGCCGCTGCCGGATTATATACCGAGGTTACACCAAGAATAATTGTTTTCTGCTCTGTTATCGTTCCGGCATCTGCTTCTATAGCCCCAAAAACTTTTGAAAAAAAGGTTACTGTATTTAACCCGGTTGTCAGCGTTTTTTCTGTTAGTGTTACCCATTCTTGGCCAAGGCTATCTTCAATTGTGTAATCGTCAGGCAAGGTTACTGGTCTATCTGTTGTTATCTCCACGTCTACCTGAGAACGTGTGGCAGGTCGTCTTGAAACGCCTGTGATTTTAAGAATTTTATTTAAATTTTCTCCAAGGGCAAAATCTGGATCAAGCTGATTATAAAGCAATAATCCGTAACTTTGCAAATCAAGTCTTGCTTTTGCCTCTATTCCAACTCTCTGACCATCAGGGCTGTTAGGGTCAAGGTTAATATCTGCCCCGTAAATATCCCGATATTGTTCGGCTATTTCATCAAAAATTTCTTGATATGTCTGTATTTGTACGCCTTCAGGCGTTAATTCTGGTTTCATATTGCAACCTCTGTTGTAATCTCGGTTGAGTCAAAAACATCTGTATATCTTATTGTTATATTTAACAATCTTTTATCTTTATTTTCAAGTGTTTCTAGCTTTTGAATTGATAAAACTCCTTCTGTTTGCAGCACCGTACTTTCTATTGCTCTTAATATTTTTTTTTTTGTCTGCTCCTGCCCTAATAATTCAATCCAAGGAATTCCGTTATTTATATCAGCAAACCAGTCATTTGTGAATGACTTTAATCTTGTCAAAACGTTTTGCCTTATTGCTTTTTGATTGCTGATATAGTTGGCTTTTCCTTTGCCAAAAGTCCAATCAAGATTGTTATCTAAAGCTCTAACCTTCATTTTTAAAGTTCCCTTTATTGAGCTGCCCCAGTGCTACCGCTTCCGCCTGGGTCTGTCCATGTATAAGGATGTGTATGATTTTGAAGGCTTATGCCGTCAGAAATTATATCCGCCTCACTTGTCATTGCTCCGCCTGAGAGCCCCATGAAGTTTGCCGCTGCAATTGTGCCTGTGCAGGTGATATTGCCGTTAACTTGAACGTTTCCCGTAACTGTCATATTACCTAATTGAATAAAATCTCCTGTTAAATCATAATTTCCAGTATGGATTCTGTCGCCTTGATGTGTATAATCACCGTCTTGATTTGTATTTCCGGTCATCTGGATAACTTGTGGTATTGTTATTGCTCCGGCTTTGGGATTTATCCCGACTATTGCAATACCATCGCTATAATCATGCATCCTGAATTCTGCTGGGTCTGTAAAGTCCTGGCCTTCATACCATCTGTCGAAACACCGCTCGGTTATAATTAAGAGACAATAATCTCCCGGTGCAATTGGATGAGCTAAATAAGAGCTGCCGCCCTGCAAAAAAAGAGGTGGGACTTCTGTAAATAATGGCAGTTCGTAAGAGACACCGTTCACTTTTCTGTTTATAACTGGCTTAACATCTATTGTGGTACTTGAAACATTCTCAACCTTCGCAATGGTTGCCGTATGGATATTAGATAATGCCTCTTGGATTGCAATCTCTATTGTATCAGTTAGTTGATATTGTTCTTCACTCATGTAATCACCTTAACATCGCCAGCCAAATATCCGCTGCAAGTTTGCGACCAATCATCGCCGTAATTATCGCCAGTATAATTTATTGTGTGTATTTTGTAAACACCGTTTAAGTATGGTGCTGTCACGCTTTCAAGTTTTACCCGTCTGCCGGGTTTAATGGAAGGATTTAAAAGAGTTTTGAAGGTAACCTCTTTCATTTTCCTTGTTGGTGTACTTATTAATCCTGTCTTTGCACTTACAAGCGGAATATAAGAACTGACAACCTCATTTTTTTTGATAATATAAAGTTTTTCGTCTTCAATATACCAATCCTCGTCAGGCCCTATCATATCGGAAATTATTCTTGCTGTATTACCTACAAGAACTTTAGGCCTTGTCAGTGTTGGCCTGTCTGTTATGGCTCCCCTTGCTGTGTTTTTCATGTCTGCGAGTGCTGCATCAACCGCAAGTTCGCCACCTTTAACAGTTTTTGAACTAACAGAATTTAAATAGTCAAAACCGCCGTCAAGTATGTTTATTTTAGTAATTATGTCAACGCCTTGTCTTTCGTTTTGGCACTCATGTATATTCCCCTTAAACATTAATTCAAGCCTGTCTTGATAGCCAATTCTTAATTCTATAGGTATTCTTTTTGCGTCTTCTGGGTCTTTTACAATTGCAAGCCTTTTTTGTTCGGATAAATTATATATTTGCACACTGCCCTTATTTAGTTGTCCTGAAATAGACTTTTGAGCATCAAAAGCAATTCTTAAAGGCGGCTTTATTGTTACTTGTCCTCCAAGAATATTTATTTTAAGTTCAAAATCTCTATTAACTCTCAACTGCGTCTCCTCTAATATTAATCATATCGCTTGCGGATAACATATATAATGCACAACGACCGGAGGAAAAATCATCTTTTTGAAACGGATCCAAACCGTTATTACTCAAATCACGCACAATTAAATCAAAAGGCTGATTGTGGTTTTCCATATGTAAAACACCAACACTTAATTTTAAACCATATAAAGAAAAATCGCCTGTTTCAATGTCAGCCGCCCAGATTGCATTTGAAGGTAAAAACCTTAATTTTAAAGTTATTTCCTTATCGTCAAGTAAAATTATGTGCCGTTGAAACGATTCACTTGTGATATTCAAAACTCTTATAGCCATTTTAAAAAATCTTCCCCCAAGTATAGCTTAAAAAAGATTGTTCAGGCTCTGCTCCTGATTGTGGCCCTTTGTCTGTTTCTCCGTTTAAAGCTCCGTTCATGCCTGCAGCCGGTACAGGTGCAACCTCTGTAAAAATTGTTTCTGCTGTTCTAAACTCTTTCGCCTGAATTGAAAAGCCGGTTGAATTTATTTCATTATCATACGAAATTTCTATTGAAGTTAAGACCATATTCTTATAAGTCCTGAACGGCATATCTATATTTATTAATTTTTTGCTTTTATATATTGAATCAATTTCATCTAAAAATCTTTCTTGATTGCTTCGTTGCTGTGCAGCCGTATCGGTTAATCCTAAAAACTCGGCTGCCTGTTGTCCGCTTGCAATAACTGCATTTGCTTTTTCTATTCCCTGAAAAATTGAATTTGCAACACCTGAAATTCTTGAAAGCTGTGCTTGTGTCCTGCCCGGTAAATATTGTGCAATGTTGCCGGCTTGAGATTCTATTTTTCTTTGTATTTCATTTAAGAGCTTTGTTTCAAGAAAAACGTCTGAGACGTCGCCCTCTATACTTAAAATAATTGGGTTATTAATTATATGGTCGTTAACATGGCTACCATCTTCTAAAAAAGTATCCGGGGAACTTGCTGTCATGCTAACTTTTTCTGAAATTCTTACAAGGGCTTTAAATCCGCCTATACCAACTACTTCTTTTTCATCATTTAGAAATCTGCCTGCTAGGTATTCAGTAACGTTTGCCATTATCTGCCGCCCTTCTTAAATTGTGTCTGAGCGTCTTTCATTTGTCTGTTTAAATTGTCTCTTACTGCTGCTCCTGCCTGCTCTGGGTTGTCAGTTTTAATTTCAATATTTATTTGCTGCTGTAAATTATTTTGAGGTACTCCCCTTGTAGCTGTTACCATTTCTGGTCTTGCTGCTGTTGTCATCTCTGGCATTTCAGGTGTTACCATCTCTGGCATTGCTACTGTTGCAGCTGATATTGTTGCCCCTGTCTGTTCGATCCCCTCGTCGTCATCGCCGCCTAAAAAGGGTATTTTTTCTTTAATCTTTTTTATTTTGTTAAATAAGCCTTCGATTTTGCTGAAAATGTTTTCCCATATACCACCTAACCATTTTTCAAAAAATAAAAACGGTGCTTTTAACAAATCCAATAATCCTGAAAAAATATTTTTAATGTTTTGAAACGCACCCTCGAAATTTCCGGTTATAATATTTTTAATAAACTCAAAAACATTTTTTGCAATTTCCAGTGCTATTTGGAATTGTGCCTTTAAAACTTCAACAAAATCCATAACTGCTTCAACCATTTTTTGTAATATTGGCTGAATATCAATTCCCAAAAATCTTTGAAAAAAATTAGCAATAACAGAATCGCCGCCCTTAAAAGCAACAATTAAATCATCTACAATTAGCAAGATTCCGGCAATTGCCCCGGCTATAAGTACGGCAGGTGAAAACAGTAATCCAAGAGCACCGGCAAAGCCTAGGGTTGAAATTTTAGCAATGACAAAAACTGCACCTATCGCCGCAATAACCGGGGCAAGTCTTTTTAAGGCTTTCATAAACTGCCCGATAAATTCCATCGTCGCTTGTATTCCGTTAATAATCCAGTCTTTATTTTTTGCAATAAGTTCTGTAAAGCCTTCAACCATTTCTGACATTTGCGGAGCTAAACCTACGGAAATCAATCTTTTTAAGCCGTCAAGCCCGAATCTTAAAGCCTTAACAGAATTGGTGTATTTTGTTGCTTGGTCTGCTTGTTCTGCTGTTAAAGTTCCCAATTCTTTCGCCCTGTCTCGCATTGTCTTAATTTCTGAGGTTGTTTTTCCCATCATCTGCAATAATGAGTTATCAATTCCCAAAGCACCGGCTAAACTTTTTTGTTCGGACATGGAAAGATTTAATTGTTTAAATCTTCCGTGAACCTCGCTTAAAACTTGGTCGGCGTCTTTTACGTTGCCGTTTGAATCCCTTACGGAAATTCCAAGCCTTGCAAAATCTTCACTTCCTTTAAGGGCTGCATCGCCTATTTTTTGTGAAAGGTTTGTTATTGTGGATTCTACCGCTCCAAAGCTTGAACCTGTCTGTTCAGCAACATATCGCATTTCTTGCAGATACTCGACTGAAACACCTGTTGTACGGCTTAATTGTTCCATGGCGTCCACGCCTTCAAGAACGTTACCGGCCCATTTTGTTACAGCTGCGG